CCCCCGTCATCTCTGCCCTTGCCCGTACCCGCATCCTTGCCGATACCGCAACAGCCTACCACGACGAAAACGATTCTCTTCTTCTCAGCTCTTATGTTGACTATCTCAATTCCCACTTTGAAGCCTTTGCCTGCACCAGCGATACCGAGACCTTAAAGTTGCTGGCTCTTACCAATAAAACCATCTCCAATATTCTCTATCGCGTCCTTCAAATCGCCGATGAAAACCCGACCAAGTTCAGCCTCTAATTAAATCACTCCACTATAAAAGCCCTGCCCACCCGCAAGGCTTTTTTCTTTTACCCATTCAAAATCAAATCAAGAAAGGAAATCTACCATGACTGACTTTGAAAGAAAAATCACTTCCGAAAAAGCTCTTGACGCCGCCATCCGCCAGCTCAAAACCCAGGACGACTGGTTCCTCACCACCAAAACCGGCCTGGCAAAACGCATTGTCACCCTCTACGATGAAATTATTGCCGCTGCTGATTTCCCCGTCTCTCTTCCCGTCCGCGATGTCCTCAACTACAGCTCTGCCGCCTTCATGAATTATGTCAAGCTCGGCTGCAACTACATCACCCGCAAATTCAATGTCCGCCACAGCCCCACCACCGTTTACTCTTATGGCTACAACTATAGCAACGAAGCCATTCACGAAAAAGCTTCTTATCCTTACACCATTGATGATTTCTTCGCTGACCCTCTTCGCAAGTCTCTGTTCGTTATCGGCTGCTACAACTACCTGCACGATGTTATTGACGGCAAAATCAAACCTACCAAGATGACGGAAGCCAAAGCCGAAACGAAACCTCTCACTCTCCAGTCCGCCACCACTCTTGCCGCTCCTCCCATCGCGCCCACCATTCCTATCACCAAAACGAACACTGTTTCCTGTTCCGCCACCAAAACCTGCGCCGCCTATAAACCCGTGCCTCAGAGTCCCGCAAAACCGTAACACAAGCGCAAAACCCGTTCCCATTCCAAACGCCGGACGCACCGCCCTCTTATATATCTATCTTTATCTTTATATATAAACGCTATTGACGTGCTGTTTTCAGCCCGATTTTGAACCTTCCTAGTCGTATTGACACGCAATTTTTAGGCCGTTTTAGAACATTGCTTTTACTAACCCACCACCTCACCGGGTTTGTACCGCCAAAAAACGAACATATTTTGTCATCGGCCATGCAACATTCTCACCGCATCAAGCAACATTTTTACGGCTTGAATATTTGCGAAAACTTGTATATAATCAAAATCACAAAGTCACCCGCCAGCATGAAACCGCATCCCTCTCAGCGCCCCACACAGCCCCTACAGGCCGTGTTTCCTTGTGGCCATGTAGTTTCTCGCCCGTTTTCTTCCCGTTTCTCACAGCGCATCCCAGCCTTATTATAATTTGTTCCCCGCCCTGCCCCGTCTGGCAGGTTTTATTTCACCCTGTTATTACAAGTTTTCACAAAGCAATCAAAAAAAGGAGTTGACCTCATATGCCACAGAACATCGGTTATCTTACCGCAGATAAAACTACCGCCGGTGATGAACGTTTTACCCCCTATTACGCAGTGGAACCTCTGCTTGAATTTCTTCCGCCTGCTGATACCGGCATTACTATCTGGTGCCCGTTCGATGAATTCTGGTCTGCTTACGTTCAAACCTTCCGGGCAAACGGTTACAACGTGGTGTACGGTTCTTTGGCTACCGGCCAGGACTTCTTCACCAGTCAGCCCGCTCACTGGGACATTATGATTTCCAACCCGCCTTTCTCCAAAAAAGATGCCGTTCTCAAACGTGCCTGTCAACTCGGCAAACCGTTCGCCCTTCTGCTTCCTGCAAACAGCATTCAAGGCAAGTCTCGCTTTGAAATCTTTCAGAACAACATTCAGCTGCTTTGTTTTGATTCTCGTATTGGCTTCCACGATGAAACTCATATGAATGCCCCACAGGAAGGAGCTTCGTTTGGCAGTGCTTATTTTTGCCGGGACTTTCTTCCCAGCAAACTTGAACTCCGAATGCTTAATAAAACCATTCATCCACTTGTAAGGAGTTGACCCCCATGTACATTATCATCCCCACCCACGGCCATTACGAAATCCGTGACGGCCCCACCTTCATCCAGTCCGCCGATACCTACCGCGAAGCCTGCCATGAACTCGCTTCCCTCATCAATTCCCCAACCTAGGCAACCGTGCATTCCGCACTTGCAAATATTTTTTACATTGGCTACACGCCAAAGAAAGGACACGTATTATGTCTACTGTCAAAATCAACGAAACCACTTTCTCCATCACCTCCGCCCTGACTATGGCCCAGCTCAAGACCCTTCACACCAAGGCTCCCCAGGCCCTGCAGCTGACCAAGCCCGGCAAAAAGTCCGGCGATGACGATGAGATCATCTTTGCCATTGCCCCGTCCGCCAAGCAGAGCATGTCCACCTACGGCATCTGCTTCGCCAAGTCCGCCTTCGGCACCGACAATGCCATCTACGTGGAGGACCTGCCCGCCGACCTCGAAAACGTCGCCAAGGCCAAGGAGCATGTCGCCGAGCGCATCGGCTTCGCCAAGAAGCACCTGGATGAAATCGAGACCCAGGCCACCGCAACCCTGGCTCAGCTCAAGGCCGATCACGATGCCATCATCGCCGGCATTGAAGTTTCCACCCCGGCATCCCAGGCCACCCCGGAAAACGAAACCGCCGCTCAGTAACCAAAACGGCCGGTGCTCACCCCCACAACAAGCAGCCCGGCCATGATTTTTCTTCCCCAATCCACAATCCAACATAAAAATATTTCATCATAAGGAGATTTTTTACCATGATTAACGTTACTATCGTCGATAACCTGCACCGCAACACCTACCCCGTTGACCCCAACACCACCCTGCGCTCCGTCCTGGAAGCTCATGATGTCGATTACACTACCGGCCAGACCAAGCTGGATGGCTCCTCTCTGGCCGCAGGCGACCTGGATAAGACCTTCGCGGACTTCGGTATCGCGGAAAAGTGCTACCTGGTCAACATTGCCAAGCAGGATAACGCCTGATTGATTTCCCTCCGGTGGTGTCTCTTCCCCCACCGGGGTGCTGCCTTACAGGAACAGCCTCCCCGCGGCAGGCAGCGGGCAACGCAAACGCGGCCAATCGTTCCAAATCTAATCAGAAAGGAAAAATGAATCACTATGCCACTCCCCAATTACACCGATATTCTCAATTACATGTCGCCCACCATCACATGGCAGGACAACACCCCCTGCCGCTCCTCTTTCAAAACAATTTTCACCAAAGTTCTGGCCTGCACGGTCTACTCCCGCCTCACCGCAGGCAATACCCTTGCCATCCTTGGCGATGATTCCGGCCTGCAGCCTTCCCCTAACCCGAATGAATCCCGTTTGTTCTTCGTCACTGATAATGCCGCCATCCCCGATTCAGGAAGTCAAAGATATCGGCGCTTATCTCTCTGATAGGTACAAAGTTTATCAGGATGCAGCCGCCCGTATCACCATCGTCCAGTCCCAGCACGACAGCGGCCTCTACAGCAGTGTTTTTCACCGCCGTTTCGCCTCGGCCATGCCCCGCCTGCTGCCCTGGCTCTTCAAGGATTACCCCCTTACCTCCGATGAACTCGCTTACCTCCGCGCCCTCTCCACCCCGGATACTGGCTCGGAAACCCTCGCCCGGATGGCGGAAGCCCTTTATAACAAAACCGATCTGTCCTCCAGGGCCGTAGATAAAGCAATCGAATCCCTCTTCAAAGGTACCATTGACCGCCGTAAAGCGGATCTCAAGCGCTGTATTGAAAACCTTTACCGTGAGCTGAAAGAAACCCGCGCCCGTATCTCGGAAATTTTTACCAACATCACCAACACCAACTGTGAGCTGACCGGCCTTGACTCCAAAGATGAATCCACCTTTATCACGGAACTCAAGGATTATCTCCACACTCAAAAAGGTATCTCCGTTGGTGCTGTCGATGGATCGCTTCTCCTCGTCATCACCACATTCCTCTCCAACTATGACCCGGATGATGTCGAAACCTTTATCTTCAACAGTGACCGCCCCTATCAGGATCTTACCGATGAAGAAGAACACGATGTCCGTATCCTTTTCCGGGCTGTGTTCATTGACCACATCTTCAAAATCAAACTCGCTGCCACCTATAGGCTTAATTACAACTGCCATGTCACAGCTATGTCCGATGCGATCAATATGAACGTCATTCAGGCTGTTCCCAACCCTCACATCAATCATCACTCCTGCCTCGGTAACTATGAACCCATGCTGGAGGATGCCGAGGATCGCCGAGATTTTATTGCCGCCATTGCCATCTGTCAGCAGAGCGCCAGCAGCATGAACCTCGTCGAAACAATCTCCACCAAATATTTCTTTGATGATTTCGCCGCCGCCTATCACACGGATATCCCCGTCATCCTGACCGCTACCGGTGAATCCATCACCCCCAAGCAGGCCATTGAACAGCTCAAATCCGCAAACGATTCCGTTAAGGAAGGAGAATAACCATGCAAGTTATCCGTATTGATCAGACCGCTCTGGATGCCGCCATCGAACTCTATCGCCAGCAGCTCCTCGCCGGCTCTGTCAAGCTCGCCAAAACCAAAGCAAAAGATAAAATCAACATCAATTTTACTGCCGATGCCTGGGCCAAACAGTCCCGCCTCATTGATGATTTCACTTCCGAAGTCGCCTGGCACGGCCTCATGCGCCAGCTCTCCCCTACCGAGTATGAAATCTATGATATCCTCGTCTACCCCCAGCAGGTTACTGGTGTCACCGTCGAAACCGACCAGGATAAATACAACGACTGGCTGCTCTCCCAGCCCGATGAAATCTTCAACAACATCCGCTACCAGGCCCACAGCCACGTCAACATGTCCACTTCCCCTTCCGGCGTTGATGACGAAAACGAGTCCAAAATTGTCAATAAGCTCAAGGGCAATGATTTCTACCTCTTCATGATCTGGAACAAGCGCGGCGAGTTCACCGCCCGCCTGTATGACTACGCCGCCAACAAAATCTACGATAAAGACGATATCTCTGTTACCTACACCGATACTCTTTCCGATTTTGCCGCCACCGCTCAGTCCCTTGTCACCAAGGCCCCGCCCATCTATCACAAAACAAACCCTCCCGTCAAGCCCACCGGCGGCACCGTACCCCACGTCTTCTGGGATAACGCCGCCCGCTGCTGGATGGACGATGACGGCAATTATTACGACCACTACCCCACCTATTACGATTATCTCACCAACGGAGGTGCCTTATGAATCTTGCCAAAAGCCTGGATGTCTTCTCCCCGCATGATGTCAAAGGCCGCATCCACATCATTGGCTGCGGTTCGGTCGGCTCCACCATCGCGGAGCTTCTTGCCCGCTATGGCCTGACCAACTTCACCCTCTATGATTTTGATACGGTGGAAAAGAAAAACATCGTCAACCAGATGTTCTTTGATCCCCAGGTCGGCCAGCCCAAAGTGGAAGCCCTCCGCGATATCCTCTGTGCCATCAACCCGGAAGCCAAAAATGATATCCGTTTGGAACCCTCCGGCTGGAACGGCCAGCCCCTCTCCGGTTACGTTTTTCTCGCCGTGGATAATATCGAGATTCGCCAGAAAATCGTGGATGCCAACCGCTTTAACACCTTCATTAAAGCCATGTTTGATGTCCGCACCGCCCTCTTTGACGCCCAGCTCTACGCCGCCGATTGGTCGGACCCCAATCAGGTCAAGGAATTCCGCGCCACAATGAACTTCACCCACGCCGAAGCCACCGCCCAGGTCCCCGTTTCGGCCTGCGGCACTACCCTCGGTGTTGCCCCCACGGTTCGCGTTGCCGCCTGCTATACCGTCACCAACTTCCAAAACTTCATCAAAAAAGGCGAGTTGATCCACACCGGCCTCTCCGCCCCCTTCAACCTCCAGGGTGAATCCGCTTTCCTCGGTCTGTAACCCTGTCGTCTTAGCGTTCCATTAAATTTCGTTTGTGTTGTATACTGTAAGCTTTTTTCGCTTCAGGCTCTTCGGTCATATCCAAGAGCACGAATTTGTTACTCCGATCCACCCCACACCTGATCCTGGCCACCGTGCCCAGAGCTGACTCAAGTCCAAAAGTACCACAGCTTCCGAGCAAATGTCGGCTGACAGGATAATTCCAATCCACATACGTCGGCCAGCAAGGGCGTCCAGTAGTACAAGGATCGCATCAGAGAAACACGCAAACGCCGCCTTCAACCAAAGCAAACTGGCGAAGGCAGACGACGAGGATATTCCGCCTCAGCCACATCTCCCATCAGAACACAAACACAACCCTCACATAAGGAGTACCCATATGGTTTACATCACTTATAACTGCCCGGAACGTTTCCGGGAAATGACGTTTGAAGAACTCCTCCGCGGGGATTTCAACCTCGCCAACCTTTCCACCGGCGGCCACGGTGCTACCCGTACCGTCATCTGTAACAAAGTTCCTCCCCGCATCATGCGCATCACCAAGGTGGAGCAAATGATCCTCCAGCTCCAGGCGTTCAACCAGCAGTATGAATCTCTTCGCCTCACCACACCCCGTTCCAGCCTGTACAACCATTTTCCCATCCCCAAAGCTTCCGGCGGCCTCCGCTGGATCGATGCCCCTAATTCCGACTTAATGAAAGCCCTCAAGGAACTCAAAACCCTCTTCCAGTCCTGGATGTTTGCCGACCACCACACCTGCGCCTTCGCCTATGTCGAGGACCGCAGCGTCCTCTCCGCCGCCAAACGTCACCAAAAGTTCGATGCCTGGTGGTTCGCCCATTTTGATTTTCATGGTTTCTTCCCTTCCACCACGCCGGAGTTTGTCCTCTCCCAGTTTGAACTCATTTATCCCTTCAACCTCATCCTCGCCAGCCCCACCGGCCACGCGGAGCTGCTCAAAGCCCTCGACCTCTGCTTCCTTAACGGAGCACTGCCACAGGGCACCCCCATCTCCCCGCTCATCACCAACATTATGATGATCCCCTTTGACCACGCCTTCGCCAAGGCCGTCAACCATTTTGAATCTGGCAAGCACAACCCGGACGGAACCCCCATCACTGACCGCCTCTGTTACACCCGCTACGCCGATGATATCATCGTCTCCTGCAAAGTCGTCTTCAATTACCATGCGGTCGAGCGCCTCATCGTCCAGCTTCTCTCCCAAATGAACGCTCCTTTCACTCTCAATGAAACCAAAACCCAGTTCCACTCCCGCGCCGGCCGCAACTGGATCCTTGGCGTCATGCTCAATAAGGATAACCAAATCACAGTCGGCTACCGCAAAAATAAAATCTTCAAAGCCACCATTGATACCTACTTCCGCGATAAACAAAAGGGCAAAAAGTGGCCGGATGAAGACCTTCAGTCCTTCCATGGCAACATCACCTGGTTCAAGGATGTTCAGCCCGATACCACCAAATACATTATCCAAAAGTATAACGCCAAATACGGCCTTGACCTTGAATCCTGTATCAAGGCCGATCTCGCCCCGCCCAGCGTAACCGCATAATCCCAAAAAAATCATTTGTGTTAAAGGAAAAGTTTCGTTTTGATTTTGTTTCAAGTCAAAGCCAAACACCCTCCGGTCATATCCGAGGGTTTGAATTTGTTACCCTGTCCCACCCCCTGGAAGCCAACACTGTCGTCGGATCATTTCCATCATCGAGTTCCATAGGTCACCGACACATCGACACTCCAACTCAAGGCGCATCAGAAAAGGGCGTACTAGAGCAGCAAACTCAACAATAAATACCACTAAACATCAGCAAGACACTAAACTAACCCAGAGGCTCAGTAAGCAGTGCCTGCTGCCATCACCGGCTGCCTCTCATCAGCTTTCACAAATTGATTTTTATTTTTCTCCATTCCGCCTCATGGTTCCGGGGCATTCCCAGGCGCTTCAGCTGTTTCTTCCTTTCTTAGCAGCTCGTTGCGCCCCCTGTTCGTGCGCCTGGTAAACGCACGGTCATGGTTTTACTTTCCTTTCGCTGGGCCTCCGGCCATTCCAATGGTTGGAGCGCCTGGTAATACCCCGGAACCCTCCCCTTCAAATGAATTCAGGTGATTTTTATGAAACTCATCTCCCCCGGCTCACGGGTCAAATTCTTTACCGTAAAACCACTAAACACTAAATTTCAGATCACCTTTCTCTCCGGCACCGTCCAAGAAGATAACGGCAACCGCGTCACCGTCTGGACCGATGATTCCCGCACCTTCCACGTCCCCCATGAATACATCACCGAAATCCAGGACCCCAACGATTCCTTTGCCTATAAGTCCCCCAACCCTGTACCCCCGTCTACCGTTTCTTTTGATGAAATTATTTCTGTCCTCTAATTCATACAGGTGATTCTTATGGACCCTTATTACATTCAACCCGGCACTCCCGTCTATTTTGGAATCATAACGCTGCATGGCACAGCCCGTCGTACCCTCCACGGCTTTGTCCAGTCTGATAATGGCGCTTATGTCACCGTTATTGTCCCCAGTATGAATAACAAAACATTTGTCGCCACCCATTCCGCCCTTACTTATGACGATACCCCCGAAGCAGTCACCACCGCTCTCGTACCTCCCCCAACGATCTCTTTTGACGATCTTATCTCTCAAAGTAGGTGCTCCCCATGATACCTAATATCCAAATTGCCCCCGGCACTCAAGTTTATTTTAACCGGTTTGTCAGGTTCATTTCTCCCTATGATTCCACCCCTGTTGACGTTACGTCTGAAACCCTCCACGGCACTGTTGTTTCTGATGACGGTAAAATCGCCGATGTGCTTGTCGATAATGCCATTCATAAACAAAAGCACTATCATCTCAATCACAAAGACCTTTTCTATGATATTAGCGATATTCTCATCGACCTAAACCCCGCTCCTCGCATCTCTTTTGACCAGCTCCTCCAAGGTAGGTGATTCCTCATGACCCCTTTCCTCCCCGGCTATGAACCTGGCACCTGGGTCGAGATCGTCTCCGCTCCGGAAATGCTTCGCGCCCTCCAGTATGATTACGGCACCACTTTCACCCTCACCGATTCTCTTCCCTATGAGCCTATCCTCGGCAAGCAGGGCAAGATCGTTGCCATCCTCGGCAAATCCGGCCTTCTCCGCCTTTACTTTCCTCACAGCGATTCCTACCACATCATCCCGTCCAGCATGATCTCTCGCACTATCCCCGCTCCGTATCTCAGCTTTGATTCTCTTATCGCAAACCTCTAACCCCATCACAGAAAGGAAGCCTACCATGAATCCTACCTATGAAGTTGGCGATGTTGTCAAAATCATTTCCGAAGAAGAAGTCCGTTCCTATCCTACGAATGACCGCGGCAATTTTATTCTTGCCCATTTCCCTTACGGCGCAGACGATTCCTTTCACAGAGATAAACTTCCTGTTTGCGGTTGTTCGGCTGTCATCACTAGCATTTCCGGAAGTGGTGTAGGAGGCCTATACAAACTCATACCTCTCTTCGCTAAAGATAAAACCGTTTTTCCCTGGGATGACTGGTTCTTCTCCGCCGCTGAATTTCACCCTGTTATGGATCTGTTGAGTGTCGTTTCTCCGCCCCCGGTTTCCATGTCCTTCGATGATTTGTTGAGAGGAGCCGCGCAATGAAATTCCCCACCACCTACCCCGTTGGCACCCTCGTTCAAATCATTTCTGCCGCAGAGTTTGACGCTCTTCCCAAAGATGATGATGGCTATGCGCGGTTTTCCGATCTCTTTTCCAATAGTATCACAGATTATATGTCCCCTGAACGCCGTTCTCTTTGTGGCAGTATTGTGCGGATTAGTCGTAAACTTGGCGTTTCTGACATTTGCTTCTTAAAACCCTACAGTCTCTCCACCGCTGTTGATCCCTCCGCCGCCTTTTACTTCTTAAAACCCTACGATCTCTCCACCGCTGTCGATCCCTCCGCCGCTGCCAGATTCTCTTGGGACGCCGCTCTTTTCACCCCCAATGAATTCCACCCCTATGACACCCCGGTTCCCGTTTTCCCTGTTTCCTTTGACGATTTCCTGAAAGGAGGCATTTGAATGCCAGCCTCCTACCCCACCTACCACGTCGGTGATCACGTCATCGTCCGCACCTGGGATTCCATGATGGAAGAATACGGCTCCGATCCTTACGGTAGTATCGCTGTTCATCCCAATAAACTTTCTTTTGTTCTTGGCATGAAACCTTACTGCGGCAAAGAGTTTATTGTTGCCAGAATAATTCATAATAAAAATCTTCCTGATGAACCCATTTATTTTCTCAATTATTTACCGGGTGTTCATGTAGACCTTAATGATGGCGGTTCTCCTTACGGTTGGTATTTCACCTCCGCCATGCTCCTCCCTGTCCCTGCAACCCTCCCCCCTGAACCCAAAAACCGTATTTCCACCCCTTCTATTACCTTCGATGATTTACTTCAAGGAGTCCAACAACTATGAATACTGCCCTTAACCACAATAACTATCCTACCTACAACATTGGTGATAAAGTTACCATTCGCCAGTGGGAAGATATGGAATCCGAATTTGGCTTGAATGAATATGGTGAAATCAAGGTCCCAAAAATGCTTCACAGAGCCTATGAAACAATATTGCGGACAAACACTCTCCATTGTTCATGTACGCCGCCATGCACCTCCAACTTTTGATTCTTATTATCTCGACGGTAGTTCTAAGATTTTTTCTTCCCCCATGTTTGAACAATCTTATGTCTGCGCCTCCACTCTCACCTTCGATGATTTATTGAAAGGAGCTACCGCTCAACTGGCAAATTCCCAACCATAAATACCACGGCGCTTCCATGGCCGATTTTGCCAACCACACCCCGCCGTGTCCCAACTATCAACCTTAAAAATAAAACAGCCTAACAAGGTATAGAATCATTTGCTGATTATATTTCAGTTCATGCTTTCACTCTTCGGTTATATCCAAGAGTTCGAATTTGTTACCGCCTCCCCCTCCTGGATCACGGACGTCGTCTGTAGACTGGCCACCTCCATACGGTTTCGAGATAACATCATAAGATCCTCCGCAGAACCAAAACAAACGTTAATATGTCTTTTACAACCACAACCATCAATTCACCCAAGAAGACCGTTTTCCCACCAGCTTGTTCCCTGTTTTATTTTTGAATCTATTTTTACCATCAGAAAGGATCAACCATTATGACCAAACTTACCTACACCCTCGCTATCATCAACGGTACTGTCTGCTATGAATGTCAGCCCTCCACCCCGCACGCCTTCTATTCGGGCGGCGGCTGGTTCGCCCCGTTCTGCACCGTCCTCGAACTCACCCGCAAAAACACCGTCAAAGCATAACAAATATCCAATATCCATTTATCCTATATCACAGAAAGGAACTTTCAAAATGACTCAAAATCTTACCCTTGTCACCCAAAAGCCTTTTGGCTCTCTGACCTGCAATGTATATCAGGACGATTCCAATAAAAATGAATTCTACATGACCCGCGAACAGGTCGGTGCAGCGTTGAATTATGAGAATCCTCGTATCGCAATTCAGCAGATTCATAATCGGAATAAAGATCGATTGGACCCTCTTTCAACCGTATGCAAAATGAATACAGTTGACGGTAAGTCCAGGGATGTATTTATTTACACCCTCCGTGGTGTTATGGAAATCTGCCGCTTCTCCCGCCAGCCCAACGCGGATAAATTTATGGACTTCGTATGGGACGTTATGGAATCCCTTTACTATGGCCGCAGCGTCCTCGCCACCCCGGACCAAACCTCCGCCGTAGCCATGCAAACCATCCAGGCCCTCGTTGATTCCACCCTCAAAACCCAGGCCGAAACCGCCCGTTGCATGGTCACAATGACTTCCACCCTCGCTGCCCTCGCCAACCACTTTACCGGTGCTGTCCCCGCTCAGCAGCCTGCCCCGCAGCCCGTCACCGTCACCCCCAAGGATTATGCTGTCCATGATGAACCTGCCCCCAGCCCCAAAAACGAATCCACCCCGGCACCTGCCCCGCAAAAGTCAAATGTCTCTGTTGCTGTAACCTCAAAACCTGTATCCGCCCCCGTCACCTGGCGTGATGAAGTCTACCAGACCATGGATAAAATCATCCGCAACGCCCCGGAGCTTTACCCCTCCCGCCGCGATATCCTCAGCCAGATCTACGCCAAAATGAAACGCGATTATGGCTTTGTCCAGGAGCAAGAGCGCATCAACTACCGCAAGTCCCACGCCTGTACTTCTTATATCCCCACAATCCAAATTATCAGCTCCTCCACTACCTACCGCGAAATCTTCGATTCTATTTTGAACGATCTCTATAACGATGCCATCATCAAGCACGTCCGCAAAAACGATTCCAACCCCAACTCTCAGCTTCCCATCGGTGTCCAGCGGGAACTCGGCCTCATTAAAACCGAACCCTGCATCATCAAATCTCCGGCCACCTCCGTTCTGGATGAACAGCCCATCCCCGCCCCCCTGCCGGATGAATCCGCAAAGCAGCCCAAGCCCGCCCCTTCTCAGTCCCTTTTGGATGAACGTGCAGCCGCCATCAATGCCGCCATCGCCAAGGCCGCTGCTATCTACTATGATACCTCCTGCAACTTCTCCGTCACCTACCGCAACGTCTATAAAACCATGAACACCGATTGGAACGAAGCTCACATCCAGTTCCGTAACCGCTATCACCGCACCGCCCAGCAGCTCAAAACCCTTGTCATGTACAGCGGCGTCCTGTTTGATCGCTTCAATGCCGCCGTCAACACTTATATTAACGCCGCATCCAAGCCGGAAGTTGAATCCGCATCCAAGAAGGAGGCTTGAAATATGTCCACCCTCACCATCCCCGTTCAAACCGAACAAACCCTCACCGGCACCTACGCCAAGTTCGGCAATGATCTTTATTTTATCTCCGAAGACCCCGATCTCTTCCCTCCCAACCCCCGCACGGATTGGGATTGCTACTCCACATTCTATATCGCCTCCAACCGTTATTTCTCCGGTGATAAACCTGTCAGCGCTTTTGTCCCTGATGTCAAAGCCGGCATTGAACCTGAATACGTCAAACTCCCTATCTATGCCTACATTCACTCCGCCATCGCTCTCTCCACCACCCCATTCCATGATGATTTTGATTCCGGCCTTGCCGGTTTCGCCGTCTGCACCCGCCAGGACGTAGCTGACCTCGGCTACTCCACCCCGGACTGGCGCTCCCGTGCGGAGGACGTGATCAAGAGCGAGCTTGAACTCTATCAGCAGTACCTCAACGGCGAAGCAAAATTTCTCACCCTCTATCAATATAACCCCAATTCCAATGAATGGGAAGAAAACGATTCCTGCGGCGGCTGCTATAACATCGAATCCGATCAGGATATGGTTGATGTCTTCTTCTCCAACGCCACCGCCCTCGACCACCCCGATTTCGAACCCTGACTTACATACAAAAAAAGGAAGTTGATCCCATGCTTTACACCGTCAACGGTCACGAATATTCTTCCGATTCCACCCCCAACCAAAAAATTCTCGACCAGCTCATCGACCGTGAAGTCTTCTGCAATATGAACCTGGAAATGGATTTTATCCTCTCCGCCCTCGCTTATGACGCCAGCATCCCGGAAGCTCCTCCTTTCGATGAATCTGATTACGAATCCGCTATCTGTGATGCCTCCCCCCAAACCTGCTCCGAGTGCGGTTCTTCCACCTACTTTGATGAAGTTGATGTCCCGAACCTCGATGATTCCAAATTCCAAAACCCGGATTATGATTCTGACGTCCCGGAACCTGTGGACCCCTATATCTGCCCCGTCTGCGGCCTCACCTATCCCACTCTCGCCCAAGCCCGTGCCTGCTGCGAGTCCGAAACTGTTCATGTCTGCCAGTGTTGCGGTGCTGTCTACAGCGACGATGAATACGATGACCTCGATACCACCCCGCCCGAAATCTTTGAATGGTGGGCAGTCTCCAACTGGTTCGGTGAAAAGCTCAAAGCCCTCGTCCTTCTTTTCCACACGGAAGTCTACCGGATCAAATTTACGGTTCCATACGACCTGGGTAGGACGGTCTTCGAATTTGCCGTCTTCCCGGTACTCCATTCGGATCAGGCAGGGAGTCAGCAGGGTGAAGCGGTATTTATCACCCTGGATGGTGTTCTCCGGTCTGCCAATTGGTTCCATCGTCCACAGATTATTCTCAAACATATATGTATCCTCTCAAACTCTTAAGGTTTTTAGTTGTTTCTATATACGTTTTCCACTGCTTTTTCAACCAGTAAAAACTGCTGCTACACTTTTCTTTCTGCCCCTCTGATTTGTCATGGGCAACCTCCTGAATTACAGATTCTCTCCGTTTGTTTCGATAATATTTTTGTAGAAATATGCGGAATCCTTCCAGATCCGCTTCTGTGTATTGTAGTCTGTATAAACAAGTCCGAATCTCTGGGAATATCCGTATGCCCACTCGAAATTGTCCATTACGGACCATGCGAAATATCCTGCCAGATCCACACCGTCCTCAGCTGCACGCTTGTAAGCGCCAAGATAACGAGCCATAAAATCTACGCGGGCCTGGTCGTGAACCTTTCCGTCCACACCTACCCAGTCATGGGAAGCCATGCCATTCTCTGTGATCATAAACGGCTTCTTATAACGCTCCTGCATAAATTTTGGCGCCCAGTACAGAACCTCCGGAGTTACCGGCCAGCCAATTGCAGTCTGTGGGAAACCATCGTAACGTGCTGCGCGGACTGCTTTTCCATCCTCACCGGCACGAACAGTTACGGCATTGTAAATGTTCTGTCCAAAAAAATCAAGTGGCTGTGAAATCAGCTTCATATCGGCATCTGTTACTTTCGGGAAAAACTGTCCAAATTCTTTCAGAATATCCTCTGGATACTGTCCCAGATAAACCGGATCACAGCAAAGAGCAACGTCCCAGCTGCAGGCTCCGATGGAGTTCTCCGGGAGACTGAAGTTTGCTTTTCTTGCGGCTTCAATATCTTCCGGCTTGTTTGTTTCCGGAACATAAAGGGCTCCACATGGTGCCATACTGATCTTTACAGGCTGTTTGCTGAACTCACGAAGCGCTTCTACTGCACGTCCATGGGCTTTCAGTACGTTGTGCCAGATACGGAAATAATCGGATGGGCCAACCTTCAGGCCTGGTGCATGCTCACCGGTCTGATATCCAAGGCCAACTATGCACTGCGGCTCATTGATGGTGAAGAAATTCTTTACTCTGTCTGAGAAATGCTCTGCCACTACTTTTGCATACTCGTAAAACCAGGATGGAGAATTTGGATTCATCCAGCCGCCCTGTAAATGAAGGGCATATGGAAGATCCCAGTGATATAAGGTAACAAATGGCTCAATTCCGTTGTCCAGAAGTTCATTGATCAGGTTGTCGTAGTATTTCAGACCTTTTTCATTGACTGTGCCTGTGCCTTCCGGCATGATGCGCGCCCAGGAAAGAGAAAAGCGGTATGCTTTCATGCCCATTTCTTTCATGATCTGAACGTCTTCTTTGTAGCGGTGATACTGGTCGCAGGCTACATCACCTGTCTGGTTCTCATAAATGTGTCCGCCGTCTTTGCAGAAAATATCCCAGATATTCAAGCCTTTTCCGTCCTCATAAGCAGCGCCTTCTACTTGGTAGGAAGCGGTTGCACCGCCCCAGATAAAATCTTTCTTAAATCCCATGGTGTAATTCCTTTCTCTATTATGTAGGGGAGAATTTTTCAAATGCGTGTTTCGATTCTCCTGATTGATTGATCTATGTCTCGTAACATTTTATGCGATCGCTCTATTTTTACTTTTGCTTAATTCTACAAACCTCTGTCTACCAGCAAAAATTACGTATCTGACGTTTTGTTGCGGATTTCGAATATTTGGAGGATTGCGGGAGCAGCGTAGCTGCGTAGCAATCCGGGTATCAAATGAGTGGCAAAAGACCTTTTGACACCCATATTATTTTATTAATGATATGTATGATAAATATC